ATAAGGAAGGCAATCGCACCCGGTGGTGCGGCCGGGCTTCAAATCCTGTTTTCGCCTTTTTCATCAATGGCCTATGTTGGCCAACACTGGTGAATCCGCACACCCTTTGCGGAGAAAATGGCCATTACACGTCTTTGTTGGGTATCGCTTTCGACACTTTTACGACACTTTGCCCCAGATCAAGGCTAACAGTCGGCGACAGCATTTTAATGCTACTGCCGATACTAGGACGAAGGAGATTGTATGGCGATCTACGTAGCCCCTGGACACCTTGTTGGACGGGATGGAGGCTCCTTTCAGGAGGTCACCATGAACACCCAAACGCATAGCGTCGTAGCCAGACATGGGCGTTACTGCACCATTAGAGATAATGAAAAAGCCCCTGCTACAAGCAAGCCAAGCCGTCATTGGCTGCAAATATTCAGAACACCAGACAATACTGAGTAAAGCTTTGGCTAATGTGCGCTCAGCGGTATGGCTAAAATCTAGCCATTGAGCGTGCACTGGCCCGTTAACACCGCCAGACGCTCATTTGTAACTTTGAACTTTTATTCGAGCCTTCACACAGCTTCCGCCTTTTTAATATACGAATGAGCCAGCTTCGTTTTTAGTCAACTCGCCCTAAAGCAGCTGCGCCATATTCTTTATATACCACTTGGTACAGCGCGGTCATTCGCACGCTTAAGTTACTAAAGAAAGCATAACGCCTAGCTAAATCCTTGCACCCTGGATATCGCTCCGAGCCTGCGAGACAGTACATTGCAAATATGTATAAGCTATTACTATCTTGCATGGATTTGAAAATATCTGCATACATTAGCTCCTCAGACCCCGCATTTGCTCTAACCATTTCGGAGGAGTCTGCAGGGCGTCGATCAGGAGTTCTCGCTTCCAAAAATTTTAGAATCTGGCAGATACTATCAGAGTATACTTGATATCTCATAGGCAGCTTTGCGAGCGCTTCTTGAACTAGCTTAATTTGATATCCATTTTCCTTGATTGATAAATGAAGATCATTCACCCAATTACGTGTTAGCTCTCTATAATCTTTGTCATCACGAAGATAACTAGCAACCTTAGAGTGATGCTCGATCAGGGAAAAGAAAACACTATCGAATCGCTGCGCCTCCAATGTGTTCAGTTGCGCAGTGATAGCCCTTTCAGTTTGTTCTTGCGCAGCGGCACTTCTGGAAAGCTCAGCTCTGGTTGCCCGCAGCTCCTTAACTTGCAGGTTGATGGTTATCAGCATCGCCATCAACGTGAAGAAACTGAGCAGCGGACTCAAAACACCCCCAAGGTAATCGCCAAAGCTTCCCCATCTTTGATGATCATTGCTAAATCCATCATTGAACTGGCTGAAATATGCAGTTGCGACAGTTAGAGAGGCAATAACAGAACCAACAAGCAACCAACCTACCCACGTACGCAGTACCTCATCTTCCTTTCTCAACCTTCTCTCCTAATCTCAGGCTTATCAGTCCAACGTCTAGTCTGGCCAACGCTATATCGCGTTCTGACTTTGTTCAGTATCAATTGGCGGGTCGTATTCCCGGCTCTGGTAACCGGCCTTGGATTGCCCATGCTGCCACCATTCGATGCGGAACGGGCAGCTTATGCAGTTGCAGCCGGTGGGCGGGCTTCACTCTTTTATGACAATCATATTTCGTCAGGGTCGAGAAGCTCTATCTGTGAACAGCGTATATTCGCTTTTTCGTTTCGCAGCTGTGCTATCTGCTTTCGGAGTTGTTCGCCCTGCATACAATCCTTTTCGGTAGTGAATATGTATGATTCTCGCATTGGCGGTTGTGCAGTATTTGGCGGGTCAATAAGCGTCACTGTAAGTAACCATGCGAGCATTCGTTTATCTCCACCCCAGGCTTACCATTAGTTTCTAACGTTTAGATTTAGGCTAGCCTTGCAGTTTCTGCGCTGAATACTTCCTTCACCACCAGGGCAGATGTCGCTTATTCGCGACTCTTTGCCTACAACCACAATTTCTTTTTGGCGGGATGGGATTGTTATGGTCGGCTCGGAGATAACCCGTGTAGCCGGAACGATATTTATCGCGCCCTGGGGAACGTAGTTTTTGTCGTTGAATACGGTTTGCTTAGGCGGTGGTTCTACCGTAACGGGTTGAGGTTGAGCTGCCTGCGGCTGAGGCGTTGCACCTCTCGCGGCTACTTCCTCTACTACCCTGTCCCAATCCTTCATCACTGGCTCTGCTCGCTTGATCTCGGCGACAGGGGCTGGATTGGGTTGGACGCGCTTATCGGCGATGCTCTGGGCGGTGCCTTTGAGGAATGACGAACTCGCCATCTGTAGCGCAGCCAGCATGATCGCGGTGCCGATCAGCCCTGGTATCAGCCAAGCTATGGCTCCCTTGCGCGGGCGCCTTCTGATGTAGTCTGGGGCGTCGTTCCATTCAGCCTTCATATCTCCCTCTCCCTGTCCTTCGGGCGTACCAGCGCCTAGTCACTTCCTTGGCGATCGCTATCCCGCGTCTTGACTGGTCAAGTTTCGGTTGGCCTCGTCGTAGTCCGGGCTGGTCTGGCCTTTGTCCGGCATGACTTCGCCGGTCATCAGCCACCACCGATAGCTTGGGTACAGCAGACCCAGCTGCTCGATCTCCTCTGCGCTCATTCGCGCCTTCCCACGCTTGATGCTCTGCCACCTGACGTATTCCTTGCTGTTCACCTCGGCAAGGTCTTTCAGGCTGGTCGCCTCAAGCAATTTAAGCGCTCTATCAAGCATTCGGGCAGTCATTATCAAAATGAATCGTATGGACTATTGCCATAATCCAATGAGATATGGATACTTTCCATATGGATTTATTCCATATATTTAGCTCCAAAGAAGACCAACATAGTGCAACAAAGGCCAAGGACATGGAAGGAAACCTACCGCCGATAGACCTGCTCAACGCGCCCCCGGTCATGCCGTGGCGCCAGTTCGCGGACTGGATTCGCATGGGCGATGAACACGACGTGGTGTGGGGCTGGATTCGCAACGGCTACATCCCGTCGCACAAGGTCGGCAAGTACGTGATGGTCAACGTGGCGCTGCTGGTTAAGCAGCTCATGGAAAAGGAGTGGGACACATGATCCGCGCCGCCTACGGAAAGCCAGGGGATGGGATGACCTATGTCGAAGCCGACCAGCTATCTACGCCTTCCGCACGCCCAGGACTGCGACTGCTCTGTCTGCTGGTCCAGACGCGAAATGGCGAAACCCGCTCCCTCCCGGTCCACACCCTGCGCCCAATGCCGCCCCGCCTCTGCGCGGCCGATTCGCACGCTGCAAATGGCCCGCGTCGGTGGTGCCTGGAAGCCTCTGGTCTCGGAGTGGACAGTGGAACCGGCCTTTATCTGCGAGAAGCACACGCCACCCGCCCGCCCCGCGAAGTGGTGGAGCGTTGCTTACCAAGATTCAACCTCGGCGCCGAGCGAGCAATTTCCGTTCTAGCCGAAGCCCCGACCGAAGTCGATCAGGTCCAGGGCCGCGCTCCCGGCTCGTCGGATCACGCTTCACCGATCCGGCGAACGGAAGCACGGGCGAAGCGCACCCTTGACCCTGCACGAACCGAAACAGCCTCCGCTCGTGAGTGTGGGGCAGCTTCACCGCCCCGCGCTCCCGAGCCCTCGGCGGCAAGAGTGGGATGACAAGGGCAAAGCCCTTGGTGTTAACCAACTTGAGAACACGCACAACGCGAAGTTTTAACCGGTAGGCCAAGTAACGGATCACCTCGGCGAACTTACTAGTTCATCGGTTCGGGATCGCTCGGCCTGCAGAAAGCAAAGCAGCGCAATAAAGCGCAACTAGAGAGAGGAAACACAAATGGCACGTTCGATCATGGAAGTTGCATTTCTCAGCGCCGAGAAAGTCGAGTTCGACAACGTGAAGCTGGTGAAGCTGTTTGTCGGTGACGAGCCGGACGGCAAGCGTGACCTCGGCATTTCCATCCTGTCGATGAATGTCTCCGAAGAAGCCCTGGACGAAGTGTGGTCCGCCTGCGAAAGCCTCGATGTGCTTGAGCCGATCCGCGTCACCACCGAGATCGAGCGAGGCTCCAAGAACGCCGGCAAGTTCATCGTCCTGCACGTTGAGCCTGTGAAAGCAGCCGCTGCTCAAGCCCCCAAGCCGACCCAGCAACCAACCCCAACCGCCAAGCCAGCCGGCACCCAGCCGGAACCGGCCAAGGCTAACTAACCGGGAGGGGCGGCCATGCTGATCGATGACCGGGTGTACTGCGACTGCTGCGGAAACGACATGGGCAAGCTCATGGCGCTGCCCGCGCCGCAAAGCGACCTGCTGCCCGACCTCAGCCTGCCGCCCCACTTCGCCGTCTGCCCTGACTGCGAGCCCTCCGAACAAACCGCCGACCTTGAGCAGGCCGGCGAATGAATTTCCTCGCCTGTGATGGTGACTGGCTGCAAGGCGCCGATGGTTCGCCCATCTGCTCCGGCTCGCTGGTCGCCCTCACGGTCGAGGAAATGCAAAGCCTCTACGGCTCTGCACTGACCTGGGACCAAGTCTCCGAGCTGCAAGGCGAAGCGATTGTTCTGTTCGCCACGGTGTTCGGCTTCCTGGTCCTGAAAAAAGCCCTGAAACAGTGAGGTATCACCCATGCAACACATCAAGACCCTGCGCCGCTCCCTTGGCGCCGCTGCTGCAACCGGCCTGCTGGCTGTTCAACAGGCCTATGCGGCTGTTCCGCAAGAAGCAACCGAGGCACTAGACACGGCTGGCAAAGATGTCGGGACCATCGGTTGGGCGGTGTTCGGCCTGATCATCGCCGCGATGGCGTTCAAGTACATGCGCCGCGCCCTGTAACCGGGAACCGCGCACTGCATGTGCCGAGGCAAACAAACCCCGCTCCGGCGGGGTTTTCTCTTCCAGGGAAACGCCATGAGCTACGAACTGTACGTCCTGATCCTCACCACCCTGGCGTTTTATCTCGTGTTTTTTGGGCGGGTGTGAATATGCGGGCCGCTTGGATTGTTTTCTTTCAATCGCTCTTTGCCGTGCTGCTGAGCGTCGGGGTTGTTGCTCCGTCTGTTGCGCAGGACTACTACTGGCGAAATCTCGCGGATCAAGGGGCTTATTCCAGTCCTCTAGCTGCCTGCCGGTCGACCCAACCTAATGTTGTCCATGTGACCATTATTAATAATGGACTTGCCGCCATGTGTAATATCACGGGCGGTTCTGTTGGAACAGTTTATCGGTATGGTGATACCTGTTCCGCTGGCACTTCTTATAATTCTCAGACCGGCGAGTGCGAGGCTCCTGAACCCGATCAATGCGCCACCGCAACAGGTGAGTTCGTTCACGAGTACAACGCCGGCTCACTAGATCCTTCTGTACCACCTTCGCTGCCTCCAACTTCCATCTGTGAAAGCGGTTGCCTCTACAACCGCACTGCGAAGGTCAAAGGCTGTAATCGGTTTCTGGAAGCGACCACCGGAAAGGATCTGGACTCTGTTTACTGTCAGGTCGTCTACCAGGGCGCCGGCAGCCAATGTACTACCGATAATCCGCCCCCCGGCAGCGTCTTCGACCAGCCGCCGTCCAAGCCTCCAGCCGACAGCACACCTCAGTTCACCAGCGAGAACAAATGCGGCGAGTGGGTAACGAATCCTGATGGCTCTCAATCCAGAAGCTGTACCAGTAACGAACAGCTGAAAGAACCCGGACAGCTCAACTGCGATAACGCCGGGGCTTATTTGCATTGCACCACTGGCAAGCCCGCTCCGCGCTTTGAAGACACCGCGAAAACCGAGGACACCACCAAGACCACCAATCCGGACGGCTCCACCAAGACCGAAACCACCACCAAAACCGATAAAACGGTCTGCACCGGCGCTAAGCCATGTACCTCTACCTCTGCCGAAGAGAAGTTCCTTTCCGGCACCAATCCTGACGGTACGCCCGGCGATGAAAGCAAGGAATGCAAAGGGTCTGGCTGTAAGGAGGGTTCTGAAGGGGATGGCGAAGGCGAAGAAGGTCCGGAACGCTTGGCGTCGGCTGGTTCCTGCGATGCGGGCTTTTCCTGCAGTGGCGACCCGATTGATTGCGAAGTGCTCCGGCAGCAGAAGGAACAGCTATGCCTCGCTGAGGAGATGACTGATTTCCCCAAGCACAAGCCCGCCATCGAGGCGGCTGTTACCGGCGACCGATTCCAGCTGGACGAGGGCTCCGGCGTCATCGACGTGCCGTCCTTCATCAACCAGGGCACCCGCTTTCTTCCGTCCGCCTGCCCTGCCGCCGAAAGCTTCAGCCTGACCACTGCAGGCGGCCGCACTTTCCAGCTCAGCTATGAACCGCTCTGCCGCGCCGCCAGTGACCTGAGTGGCCTGTTCGTGGCCGTGGCTACCGTTCTTGCCGCCCTGTATGTAGGCCGCGGCGTAGGAGGTCAGTAATGCAATTCCTATTCATCGTTCAGATGCTGATCATCGTTCTCGGCCCGCTGGTAAAGATGGTGCTGAAAATGATCGGTTTCGGCTTCGTCTCGTACATGGGCTTCAACCTCATCATTGGCCAGGCGCAGGACTACCTGTTCGGCCTGATGGGCGATGTCGGGCCGGTCATCCAGGGCATTCTCGGGCTGGCCAAGTTCGATGTGGTGGTGAACCTGTATTTCGCCGCCATCTCCACGCGCTTCATCCTGGCGGGGATCGACAAGGCCACCGACCGCAAACGCAATCAGGTCTGGCACAAGCCGGGCGGCACCTCCATCGAAGCCTAAGGAGGCGCCGTCATGCTCGTTATCCGCACTGGCAAGCCCGGCCATGGCAAGACCCTGAACACCATTCGTGAAGTGGACCAGAAGGCCCACGCCGAAGGCCGCGTCGTCTACTTCCACAACATCAACGGCCTAAAGCCCAATCAGCTGCAAGCGCAGTGGTTCGAGTTCGAAGATCCGGAGAAGTGGTTCGAGCTGCCTAACGATTCGATCATCGTCGTGGACGAAGCCCAGGGCTGGTTCGGCGCACGCGATCCACGGGCACGGCCACCGGAGCACATCACCCGCTTCGAGACCATGCGCCACCAGGGCCATGAGGTTCACCTCGTCACCCAGGACCCGCGCTATCTCGATGTGCACCTGCGTCGGCTGTGCAACACGCACATTCACTACTGGCGCGTGTTCAAGTCCGCCCAGCTGCTGCGCTTCGAGTCGGAAGTGGTGGTGGAAAAGGTCGAGCTGAAAACCAGCTTCAAGGACGCCGACAAGAAGTCGCTGCGCCTGGATAAGCGCTACTTTGGCGCCTACACCAGCACCAACGCCAAGCACCATTTCCAGACCAAGGTGCCGACCAAGTTCATCCTCGCGCTGTGCGTGATCCTTGGTGCCGGCATCCTCGTTTATCGCGCCTATGAGCGCTATGCCGCCGAGAAAGCGCAAGCCACGACAGCCACCAGCGCGCCGGCCGGGAGCATGGTGGATCAAGTGAGGGATACGGTCGGCTCGTTCATCAAGCCGGCTGGCGAAGCGAAAACCGATGCGCCGGAAAGCGCCGCCAGCTACATCGGACGGCGCGTGCCTCGGATACCCCAAGTGCCATCGTCGGCGCCGATCTACGACGAGCTGACGCGGCCCGTGTCGTTTCCCCGGCTCTACTGTATGTCCAGCACCGACCCCGCGACCTATGCCCGCGAGTTCGGGCGAATGGCGCATGCGGTTGTCAACGGAACGCCTACGGTTTGCCAGTGCTACACGCAGCAGAGCACGCGGGTAGAAACCGATTTCGCGTTCTGCATGCGCGTGGTCGAGAACGGCTTCTTCGACCCGACTTTGCCCGACCGCCGCTCCCCCAGCGCGCAAACCCAGCACGCCCAAAACACCCCGCCACCGACGACGCCTCCCGCTCACGCTGCAGCTGTGCAACCGGCGGGAGGCCCGAACCTGACCGTCGTGCCGTACCAGAAGGGGCAATTCCTATGGTGATGACCGTCAGCGCGCGTGCGCTCCGCGCTCTTTGCACGCGCGGCGAGGCACGAGCCGGCGTGCAAACGCGCGCGCTGACGTCCCTGTAACACGTCAGATAGAGCGAGTTGAAACCGTCCGTTAATGGACATTGTTGGAGATTCAAGAATGAGCGTTAAAGACCAAGCGAGACTGGACCACATCACCGGCAATCCGACCAAGCGCGGACGGTTGTTCGTTGATCCAGGGACTGCGGCGATCACCGATCTGTCGAAGGTCCGGTTGCTGCGCTGCGGCGTCGATACCGTCCGCCAGTTGTATCGCGGACTGATCCGTCCCGAAGTCCTGGCACTCTTCGAGAAGCCGGGCGCGATGGTGGAGTTTGCTGGCGAAGTCTGGCACTCGGGACGGGTCGGCCGGGACTCTGGCTACCAGTACAAGCTCCAGAACGCCGACCTCGGCTTCATCCTGCTCATCAAGAACTTCAACGCCAAGCTGGAAAACATCGGGCCGCACCTGAAAATCGAGGTGTCGCCGCACGCCATCGACGCGCTGTCGCCGGAACGTCTGCAAGAGCGGATGGACTACTACGCCGCAGCCGTGATGACCAACCGCGAACGCAACCAGTGCGCCGTCCACCTGGCGTTGGACCTCCAGGGCTGGAAGCCTCCGGTTGATCTGGTAGCGCGCCTGCATTGCCGCGCTCGGACACACCGGGATATATCCGGCATCAAGGAACTGGAGTGGGCCACCAAATCCAGCGTTTACGGCCGGGGCGAAACGTCCATGTTCGGCTCTGCTGGTGGCGTCCAGCTGTGTATCTACAACAAGACCGAACAGGCCCGCGCGACCGATAAGCTCGACTTCTGGGAAAGCATCTGGCGTCGCCGCGACTCCCTGGACCCGAACGACCCGGACAACTACGACCCAAGCGCTGACGTGTGGCGCGTCGAGCTTCGCTATCACCACTCCGTGATCCAGCAGTTCGCCAGCGGCTCGGTAGACGTGAAGACCGGCCAAGCCATCGACACGGACTCCTTTGCGGCCTTCTCGGCCCATCTGGACGGCTTGTGGCGCTATGGCCTGAGCCAATTCAAGCTCATCGCCCGCCCCGGCTATTACGAGCCGATCTGGACGCTGATGCGCGATGACGCGCGGGTCGATCTGCCGGTCGATTCCCTGATCGATGAGACGGAATACAAGCGGTACTACAAGACCTCTCGAGGCTTTTCAGGCAAGAACGTGGAGCTGTTCCTGGGAAACTTCGTAAGCCTGCTGGCACGGGAGCGAGTGGGCGCTAAGACCGCATTTGATCGACTGAAGCAATGGGAATGCTGGCCAGTGATCCGCGACCACTACGCCGCCAAGGATATGAGCGAGCGCGACCTCTACAAGCACATCAAGGACCTGTTGCAGGAACGACACGTGCGATGGGGGCGTGCCGTCTGATGGCGATACAGGCACTTGCTGACGGTCGCTGGCGGGTCGATGTTGAGCCGATCAAGGGCAAGCGATTCCGCAAGACCTTCAAGACCAAGGGCGAAGCTCAACGCTTCGAAGCGACGTGCCGATCCAAGCTGATCGAAAGCCCGCAATGGTCACCGAAGCCGAAGGATCGTCGTCGCCTGTCCCAACTGGTGGAATGCTGGGGTCGTCTGCATGGCGGTTCGCTGTCCGACTACGAAGGTCGCCGCGTCATCATGGATCGTATGGTCGAACGCCTGAAAGACCCTGTGGCCATAGCCTTCACTGCTACCGATTTCGCGGAGTACCGCGCGAAGCGCCTCGCGTCCGGCATCAGCCCGAAAACGCTTAACAACGAGCTTTCGTACCTGCGGGCCATGTTCAATGAGCTGCGGCGACTTGGTGAAATCGAGTTCGATAACCCGCTCTCGATGCTCAGAGCGATTCGGGTGCAGGAAAGGGAACTGTCCTACCTCGACAGCCATCAGATCGACCGACTGTTCCAGGTACTGCGCAGCATGACGCACCCGCATGTCGAACTGATCGCCATGATCTGTCTGGTAACGGGTTGCCGATGGGGTGAAGCGCAAGGGCTCACGATCAGCCGGGTGGGCGATGGCATGCTCCAGTTCGTCAACACGAAGTCGAAGCGTCGTCGTGTGGTGCCGGTCGATCCGAAGCTGGCGGAGCGGATTCGCCAACATCTTCGGGAACACGGTGCGTTTACCAACTGCCGGGATCGGTTCGATGAGGCGGTTTCGCGAGCCGGGCTGGGGTTGCCTGCGGGACAAAAGTCGCATGTGTTGCGGCATACCTTCGCCTCACACTTCATCGCGAACGGTGGCAATATCCTGACCTTGCAGAAGATTCTCGGTCACTCGTCCCTGGCGATGACAATGCGATACGCGCACCTTGCGCCCGATCATCTGCAAGACGTGTTAGCGTTTGGGCCTGCTAGGGATTTTCGACACTTCTTCGACACTCCCGCCTCTGAGCGACAGTCCGGGCAGGAAAATTCCTTGTAAATCAATAAGGAAGGCAATCGCACCCGGTGGTGCGGCCGGGCTTCAAA